TCTGCGCTTTTGGCCTAGCAGCTGCCGCACCTCGCTCGCCGTATCGGCACTTAGAATTATGCGGTATTGCCCATCCTTTTTTGCTCTGCGATGCCTTGACGAAAGCCCTGATTTTTTCGTATAATAAAAAGGTTGTCGCCCAATAAAAACCTTTGCGGCGGGCGGCGGCAATTCATTGTAATTCATTGGAGGGTATCACGTTTTGAGCTTGAACACTGAAACTTTGAACACGATCCTTGCCCCGTATATCCGCAGCCTGAGCGATGGCGAAACCGCAGAAAATGGCGTTTGGGAAGCCATCAACTGCTTTGGCACAAACTGGGATATCGACGCGGTGGATTTTCCTGCCATGTTTGCCCAGGCCACACAGCAGGCCCGTGCCGTGATGGACACGCCCGCCCTGCAGCCCATTGGCGGCATGCAGGCCCTGATGATGCGCCCCACGGAAGTTGAGCTTGTGCGCGAGTGTTTTCGCTGGCTGTTCAATGATGATGACGGTGACCTGAAAAAACGCCAGGGCCGCGTGGAAATGTTTGCCGACCAGGTCAACGGCCGTTTCCGCCGTTGCCTGCCGCGCATGGCCAAGTTCACTCAGACGGCCGGCAGCGCCGCGCTGTATCTGAGCCTGCTGGAGCCGGAGGATAACTACTTCTTTGTTCCCGCCGAAGCCAAAGCCTGGGCCGCCTATTTCGGCTATGACGAAGACTTTGGCACCGGCGCGGCCTTTAGCCTGACCCAATATTACGCCATGTGCGATGACCTGCTGAACGAGCTGCCCAAATACGATGAGCTGACCCGCCTGCACACCGAGCGGCTGAAAAACACCATGCACGGCATCAATGACCAGCTGCATCTGCTGGTGTATGATATCATGCACAGCGCCTATGTAAACGGCTATTACCCCAAGGGCTTTTCCCGCACGGCAACCGCCAAGGAACGCACCAAGGCCGTGAAACAGAAAGCCGAGCGCGCCGACCTGTGCATGCAGATCGCCGAAAAGGAGCAGAAATTGCAGGAGCTGCTGGCAAGCCCCACTGCCCTGCCCGACCTGACCGGCTGCGAAGTAACCCACAAGATGTTCGGCGTGGGCAAGGTACTGCCCTCTACGGATCAGTTCCTGGTGATCGACTTTAACGGCCAGCAGAAAAAGTTCAGCACCACCACCTCCATGACCAGCGGCTACCTGACTGCCAGCGACCCCGCCGTGATGGAGCAGATGCAGGACTACCAGGCATACACCAAAGAAAAAGACCAGTTGGAAAAAGAGCTGAAAACTATGAAGAGCAACTTGCTCAATATGGGCTAAACTCTGCTTTTTTTATCTGCCGCTCTTTAATATGTGTGTATATCTTACGGGTTGTTGATATGTCGGCGTGGCCTAAAATCTTTTGCGTTTCAAGCTCTCCTATGCACCAGTATTTGAAAATGAGGTTAAGAACGCTATTTACATCCCGGATTGTGCTTCCTGCCTTACCCTGCGCGGCCTGCTTCTGGTTCCACAGCACAATCATTGCCGGGGTGATTTCTGCCATTGCATACCCGCCAAAGAACTCAAGAATACTCACATATGCCCCATGATAAGCACGGGCATTCCCGGCTTTGATTCTTTTTAGATGATATGGATTACGTTGTAAGAACTTATTGCCACGAAGCTGGTCATTATATTGATATATCACTCACAAATATAAGCGGCCGATATTGTACCGATTCTGAGTGGACAAAAGCAATGGCAGATGATATACTTGTCAGTAAGAAAAGTCTCCAACTTCTTACGGCGAAAATTCCAATAGTGAAGACTTTGCCGAAAGTATTGCAGAGTATATTCAGAACTCGTTGTCATTCAAACAGCAGTTTCCAAACCGTACAGCGCTTATCGAAAAGTTCATCAAAGTGTGAAGGGGGATATCTTATGGCCACCTACAAAAGAATCAACGAAAAACCCCCTAACGGCGGCGATTATTCGGAAATTTTTTACCTGAATGATAAAAACGATCCCGCTGACGAAACTGTAGCAACCCATTTCATTATCCGAGAATGCAAGAATAACGGCGAACTTGTCTCTGAAACATTTGCCAAATAATCCGAATCAGCCTTATTCAAACCACGATGCGATTTTGCACCGTGGTATTTTTATGCCTGCCTGCCCTGCATGAGGGGCGGGCAATTTTTATACCCATTTATCCCCCAAAACATGCCCGGCATGGCGTAAAACTGTACAGCCAAAGCGGATGCGACCCGTGTAAATAAAAGCGCAGGCAGAAAGGACACAACATGAAACGCGAAGACGTAAAGAAGCAGATCTGTGGCGCCCTTGGCGGCCTGCTGGGGGTGGCCGCCATGTACATCAACGTGCCGGACTTCCCGGCCGCCGATCCCCTGACCGCCCTGGCCGTGGGCATTGTTTCCGGCCTGGCTGCGACCGGCGCGGACCAGGTTATTAAGCAGATCGGCAATGACAACTGACTGGCAAGTTACCGGCAAATTACCGGCAAATTAAATAATCCATAATAAAAGCGGCAGGCAATCCCCTCATTTCAAGGATTGCCCGCCGCTTATTTTTTATGTAAATCTATCTAACACGCTCAAATTCACACGACTTTTCTACGACCTTTTTGAACAAATACGACCTTTGCACGACCAAGATTCCAGCATTTTTCAGCAGTTCCAAGCAGTTATCAGCACAATAAAAACCGCATCACATCGGCCATTTTAGCCTTATGATGCGGTTTTTTCTATGGAGCTGGCGACAGGAATCGAACCTGCAACCTGCTGATTACAAATCAGCTGCTCTGCCAATTGAGCTACGCCAGCACGGCTAAGAAATCCTTAGGTTGTATCTGAAAAGTCGAAAATATCGTCTATTTCTACAAACGTAGCCGGATTTTGCGTTAAAGAGCCTTACATCCTGCTTGTGTTTGCGAAATATCCGTCATTTTCTTTGTTTTCAGATATACCTTAGGAATACCTAAGTATTCTAGCACATGTTGCGGCACCTTGTCAATGCCGAATTATGGGGCAGTAGCGCTCCGAACGGCGCTTATTCTGCCGCGGCCAGGGCGGCCTGCAGCGCGCAGTAATCTTCCAGCGTCAGCTGCTCCGGGCGCAGGCGGATATCCAACCCGGCGGCCTGCAATGCAGCGTTCACTTTAGCTTTGGAGATGCCCAGGCCGTTCGCCACGGCATTGGCCGCGGTCTTGCGCCGCTGAGAAAATGCTGCCCGGATCAGGCGGAACAGCCCGGCTTCGTCCCCGTTGGGCGGGGTAACAGGCGGTGTGGTGTGGACATCCAGCTGGATGACCGCGCTGGTCACTTTGGGGGCAGGGTAAAAGCTGCCCGGCTGCACAGTAAACAGCAGCTTGGGTTTGGCGTAATAAGCCACCGCATAGCTGATTGCCCCCGCCTCACGCGTGCCAGGGGCGGCACACAGGCGCTGTGCAGCCTCTTTCTGCACCATGACGGTAATGTTGCGGATGGGCAGTTTTTCTTCCAATAAGCGCATCAGAATGGGGCTGGTGATGTAATACGGCAGATTGGCGCAGACGGCAACGGGCTTATCACCAAATTCTTCCGCCAGTAGGGTGCGCAGGTCCACTTTCAGCACATCTTCCAGCACCAGCTTAAAGTTCTCGTACTCGGCCATTGTCTCGGCCAGGATCGGCGGCAGGCGCTTGTCCACTTCGATCGAAACCACCTTATCCGCGCGTTTGCACAGCTGTTCTGTCAGCACACCGATGCCGGGGCCGACTTCCAGCGCACCCCAGCCGGGGCCAATGCCGGCGGCTTCTGCAATGCGGGGGCAGATGCCGGGGTTGATGATAAAGTTTTGGCCGAACCCCTTGGAAAGTGCAAAGTCGTGCCGTGCGCACACATCACGAATGGTGGAAAGGTCCGTCAGGTTTGGCATGGGGCTGGCACTCCGTTTCTTCTTATACTGTGTTTAGGGCAATACCGCATAATTCTAAGTGCCGATACGGCGAGCGAGGTGCGGCAGATGCCAAGCCAAAAGCGCAGA